ACAAATCATTTGAGAATGCAAAACCTAAGTTACCTCTGTTGTGGTTGTTTCCTTGTACTTCTTCGATCAAAGCAAGAACAAGTGCGCTGATTGCTGCGTTAGTTACCGGAGTTTTTCCTGCACCTAAGTAAGCATAAGCACCGTTTGCAGAATCATCTGTAAATGCTGCATATTCAACTTTAGCCGCAACCGCTTGTGCAATTGAATTTCTAAGTGCAGTTTCTAATGAACTGTTTGCCTGCATTGCTGCTTGTTTTGAATAATCAACATAAGCTGCAAGTCTACGAGGTGACAAATCTTTTTTGCTCATTGCTGAACCGCCATCGATTGCATCAGAAACTTCTGTTTCCCACTGAGTTGAAACCGCTCCAAGAATTGGAATTCTTTGGTCTGTTGATGTTGCTATTCTTGTAACACCTAAGTCACCAAGTATAGTGTTTGCATAAACTGCATCAACAAAAGACTGTTGCTCAACACCGCTTGTTCCGTTTTCAGTTATTACTGCTCTGTTTAAGATCATTGAAGGGATAACGATTCCGTTTGAAGATCTGCCAATTGCGTGCATTTCTTTTTCACCTTCTTGAGCCATTTCAGCTTCAACACCTTCTAATTTACCACCAAATGCGGCTCTTACTGCTTTACCAAAAGAAAAATCTCTTAGTATTTCTTTTTCCTCTTTGCTTACGGTTGCAACTGGTGAACCGCCTAAATTTGCTGCTTTCAATCTGATTTCTTCTAATTTTTCTGTTTTTGGTAACTCTTCAACTAAAGTTGTAAGTCTTTCCATGTTTGTATCGAATGATACTTTTTCATCTTCGCTAAAATCTCTATTTTCAGAAGAAACCAAAGTTTCTAATGAATCAAGGATATTTTTAACGCTTCCGATTTCTTCACGTATTTCTAAACTATTTTTCATTTTATGTATTTTTTAATTTACTCTACAAAAATTCTACTTTTTATTATAGGTATTTTGTAACTATTTTAACCTTATTGTAATTTCTCAAATCCGCTTTAGTATTTAGGCCCATTTCAACCGGTGCTTCAATTACTTCTTCAACTGTTTCCAAAGACTTTTTAAGTTCATCAATTTGGTCTGCGCTTCTTTTGAATGCATCCTTGTTTGATCCTGCACTAACAATTGACCATTCGATTAATTCTTGGCGTGTGAAGTAGATTGTTCCACTGTCTTCACCATTATCAACATTGCCGTAACGATATTCATGTGGAATTGCACCAACTGATGCCATTTTAAGAATACCATCTTGCATTTTATTGAACACTTTGTCTGCTAATGGATTGTTGCCTTCACGCTCAAAAGTAACCTCACCTATCAATGAATCATCTTCTATGTACACTCTGGATGTGCCAATTATTGTGTCTGGGTTTGAATCACTTGTTACATGGTTGTATGCAACTATTGGATTGCGATTGTAGTTTTCTAAATCCCAACCTGCCAATTTAAACACTGTTCCGTGTCTGTCAATTGATTCTGTTGATATTACAAATTGTGCAGTTCTATTTTCGGCATTAACACCGCGAACCTCTGCAATTCTTTCTATTTTATTCATTATTTTGGTATGTCTTTTTTGTAGTATTCTTTCATTTGTTCAATTGGGATTCTGTTGATTTGAACATATCGTTCATCACCATTTGCAACTGAATTTCTATCTTCTAATTCAAGAACGTCATTAATTGTGTAAGCACCTATGTCGGTCATTAATCTATAATACTCGCCTTTGGTTTTTACATCTGTTCTAAGCAAGCGATCAACATTATGTTTGAAATAATGGTTGCGTTTTTCGCTTTCTTTTAATAGTTTTCTTCTATACTCCTGCTCTATCTTTTCAATCCATGAACCAATGCCATAAGTAACAAATTCAATACTTTGATGTTCAATGTTTGAAAAGGTAGCCCCATCCATCTCATTAATCATGTGTGATGGTATTCCAAGAATTGTGGCAATCTCGTTCTTTTGGAATTTACGTGTTTCAATAAATTGCGCGTCTTGTGGTGGTAAGCCTAAACGGTGATATTTTGAACCTGCATCCAATATGGCCGTGCCACGTGTTCCGTTTGCGCCATAGTTGTTTGTCCATTGCTGATTTATTGCATCTTTGGTTTCTGGCTTTAAAACACCTGCATATTCAATGTAACCATCTATTCTTGTGCCTTTATTATAAAAATCGGCCCCGTAATCTTGTGCAGCTATCGAAAGCCCTAAATTCTGCTTATGTGCTTGAATTGCGCTAATACCAATTACGGGATCCGATCCAAAGCCCCTAAGATTAATAATATCTCTATCTTTTACAAGCAAACTTTCTTGTTTGTTTGCTGCTTCTTTTACTTCAACCTTCCAGTATAATTCATCGTCATATTTCAACGGTTCACAAATCTCACGTGATACGTTTACTAAACCAGTTGGTGTGCCAAATCTATCACGCTCTATAATGGCTAATCCATTGCCGTGATTGATTGCTGATGTGATTAATATTTGTGTGAAATCAAATGCGCAGGTCTGATAATTGGCTTCTGCATTAAGTAGGTATTCAACTGGATGGTCAACCATTGAACGCGTTCCATTGACTTTTTTAAACACATCCACTGGCAACATTGCAACTGATTCAGATATTCTTCGAACGCCTGCCCAATATGCACTTAATCCAAATACACTTTTTTCGTTTACCGGTGTACGCCCAACCATCCCGCCAAAATTGGCATTTAAGAAACCAGTCTTTTCTTGAACAAATGGATTTATGCGCCTAACCTCGAAGCCTAATATATTCATCCTTGCAAAAATGGAATAAATAAAAATAGGTAAATTGTAATTTATTTAACTAAAAATTTTAACATAGTATATGTTTAACCCTGCGGGTTGCATTCGCTTAAACATATACGGTTTTTATAAGCAAGTGGCGATGGTTGCAGCTCAACATTCCGAACTCCCGCTATGGTTACTGCGGGCAGTCTTTGAACCTTACCACTCCAAGCGCCACCAGACTTATAACATTGTATAAAAGCAAGTTGGTTTATGTCGTTCAACTGTTGCCTTCGTGTTTAATCGTTGGTAATATCCAAACCCAACGCCCGCTTTTACACTCCAACCTGCTCTTATACTTTGCCGTTAGCAAACATTTAATTGCCTTTCGGTATAAAGAAAGTCCAAGTCTTTGCTTGTGGATGTTCTGCTCTCCAAAATTTGTATTTAACAAATCCAATCCCACCTATTAAGGTTACTACCACTAAAACAATTAATGCTATTTGTAAGTTTTCTTTCAGTTTTTTCATTCTATTTAATTTATGCGTTCTATTAAAAAAGGAAGTTAGTGCGCCTATACCTTAATACAAAAATAATTTAATTATGGCACATTCGACACATTTAAATTATTAGAATGTTTCTAAATTATTTCATCTTTTTAACTACACGTTTTTTGTTTTTATGCCTAATGCTTTCGCTTGCTTTGTAGCTTTGATAGTTTTTATGTGGCTTATAGTGCGGGAAGTAGATATTGATTTCTTTCACACACGCATCGTATGCCATTTTGCGCACTTTTACCCGCTTAAGGTGTTTGTGAAATAGTTCATCTATTCCCTTGCAAATCGCATCAATCACATCAACTGGAATGTCAAGATTTGGCTTGTAATTACTTACTACCGGCCCTCTATCTTGACTATTTGCCAAAACAACCCGATAAGAATCAAAGTCTTTGTAATGTTTGAAGTTTGGTGCATATTCCCTGACTAAATCAAGCGCAGCATCATAAGCATCTTCTTGATTGTTGTTTTTTAACATTTGTAAAAAAATAAAATCAAAATTCTTTTTGTAATTGAGTACATTGTACACTGGTTCTGTAAGTATCATATAATATAAAGGTTTCCTTGTTCTAAATAACTATTTGTATCTTCTGGATTGTCAAGCCACAGACCGTAGGCCATGACGTTTGAAATTAATCCATCTATTTTTTTACTTGGTGCCTTGAAATCCTTTTCAAGTTTTATGTTTCCGGCAGGATCACTTTTCACACTTGCATTGCCTGCCATCCATCTCAACACCGGATTACCAAAGTGGTTAAACTTTCTACTTTCGATTGCGGCCTGCATTTCCTTTGTTGGTGCATTCATTGATTTGAATCCTTGCCTAAATTCAATCAAGTCAAGCCCTTCATCCATTAAGCGCGGTGCAATGTGGTGACTGTTCCAATTATCGTATGCGATTGACTTAATTTGGTATTTTTTGTTTAATTCGCCAAGTTTATAAATAATAAAGTCATAATCTACAACATTTCCATTTGTTTCTTCAATGTGGCCATCTCGCACCCATTCACGGTATTGAATGTTGTTTGTGTCTGCTGATTGCGTTCCTTTGTCTTCTGGCAACCAAAACCAGTTCTTTGAATAAAATTTATCTTCGATTTGCCACACCAAAGTGAATGCGGTGATGTCAGAGCGTGAAGAAAGGTCTAAACCACCATAACACGGATAGTCTTTTAAAATACTTTCATCCATTTCCCACTGGCTTGCGTTCCAAATTTCATCATTTATCCACCCATCTTTTGACTGTGTCCAAATATTTAGATAGTATCGTTTGAAACTATTTAGACTTGATGCGCTCACCATAGCTTTGGCCGCTTCCTTTTCGTATGCCCTTTTACCGATTGATATGTTATAATTTGGGTTTGCCTTAATCCAAGTCTCTTCCTTAAATGGATCGTCTTCATAATCGGCACCATACACGCAAACAAGTTGTGATTCATCGGTTGTTACCCCTTTTGCCACATTAATAGCGTTTTCGTGCCGTTGGTAGCCTATTCCGTACAAATCAGATCCAGCCGTTGTAATTATAAAGGATAAAGGTTGTTTTCTTGCACCTTGTGACTTTTCAACCATTTCAAGGACTTCATTGTTCTTGTGTACATGGAGTTCGTCAATTATGGCTAAATTCGGATTTATTCCATCTTCACCCCCTGCTTCTTTACTCAAAATCTGGTAAGTTT